AATCAAATTTATTTCTAGGCATTGTGAAGTACGCACCCTTAAGTTTTGATGTCTCCAACGCACAGAATAACAAATACTTGTAGATAAAACTAGCAGAATACTTAACTTTATCAGTACAGTTGATGTTTATCGAATAAAACATATTGTCACCATCCCTAAACTGTTTAAATTTGATGGTGTACATCACCGTATCAAACTTAAACAAGAAACCAACCCCCTCTTTGTTCCAAGAATTTTGAGGAATGTCAAAATCTTCTTGCATTAAGTTACAACTTATGGACGTTATAAATTCGATACCATCTTTACTACCACCCTTTATGGTGTGGAAAAAATTATCAAAGATGTTGAACATTGCGGAATTGCTAGTCCATTCACCGTGAATATTGTCACTATACTCATTAATTTCTGTCTTAATGATTTCATAAATTCTTTTGTTCATCCTATTGTTCATCCTATTGTTTTAAGTGTTATAACCCTACTTGATTCATTTCTTTTTGGAAGAACCAATCCCTTGCTACTTTAGATACTTGACCTTGGATTTCTTTTGGTTCAAAACCATTACCCATGATTGTATCTAACTCTTCTTTGATAATGTCATTAACCACCCATTTAAGAAATGGTCCGACATTCTTTCTACTCAATTCTAGCTTTTGCATTTTCAATTGTTCAAGTCCTTGGTTAAGTCTTGATTCTGTAACAAGGTTACCAACCAATTCTTTAATACCGTTGACCTTTTCAATATCAACTGGTGCTAGAGTTTTAGTCTTAGATGATTGATGTTTTTCACCTTTCACCTTGAACCAGTATCTAGATTGTGTCCAACCTTCGGTGATACATCTCCAAACGATACCCTCGGATATCATATTAATATCAATTGAAATTGAATTTATCATTTCTGATACTTTAGTGTCGTTGTTACCACACTCTAATAACTTTATTTTATATTCCATATTTTATATTTTAATTAAGTGCTAAAACCCTCAAAACCATTTTCCAAACCATAAATTAATGTCTTAAGTTGAGAAATAAGTTCTTCATTATTATCCCCACATTGATGAAGAATAATTAATTTACCTCTACCACCTTCAATTTCTTTTTGTGGTTTTTCTGAGGTTATACTTTCACCAATCCACGTTTCTATTTCGTGTGTATTAAAGTATGTTGTTGGTAATTTCTCTTTATCCATATTTTATATTTTATTATATAATTTTTCATATATTGGTTCCGAGCATCTAAGCCAAGTATGTTTTCTATTTAATAAAATTATTTTATACCACACCCCATTTTTAAATTTCCAGTTAGTTTTATACCATACCAAACAATGGTATTATCTTCATTAAAAACCCTTTCAATCATATAAACATCCTCATTATATGTTTGACATTCATCTGGCTCACCTATTGGTTTAACCAATATTAAAGTTTCACTACTAATTAATTTCATCATTACTTTAAACATTTAACAATCCAACCATTAGTTGGTTTATATTTTTTAGAATCTCTTTTAAATACAATCATACCAGTTTCATCTATATTTTCTGGTCTAGGATATTGTAACTTATTTTCATTAAAGAACCCTTTAAAATTTAAGGTCTTATATTCATTACCGTCCAAATCTGTTATTAACCATCTTTTAGATGTTGTGTTACCAAGTTCACCTTTTTTTAACCTCTCATCATCTTTATGGACTCTAATAAAATTACCATTCCAATCTCTACCCGTTATCATACCTTTACGCATTTCAGATAATTTATTTTTAGTTTCATCACTATGTTTAATACCTTCGTTGTGATGAATAAAAGAAGATTTATTTTTAGTAAATAATTCTTTTGTAATTCTAACCTTTTCACCACTGTTGATGTCGATTACTGTTATCATACCTACTGTATGTCCAGATAAATTAAGGTTTGAATTGAACTCTTCTCTACTCACCCTAACCCTTTTACCCGTTTTAACATTTATCGCAACTATTTCATTTTCTCTACCATACATCGGGTTAATTTCACCACTGACATCTCTACCGAAAAAACCATTTATATTGGCATAAGCCTCATTAAAATAATCAGAAGATTTAACAACATCTCGTTCTTTCTGAATACTATATTCTTCATCTAATGCCTCACTTCTAGTATCATGTTCAGTTAATATTTCAACATTAAATAAATGTCTGTTATTATTAACTTCCAATCTAAAATTTGTTTTCCATTTCTTACTTCTTATACTACCTAGATAACCATTGTCAAGTTTAGCTTTGCTAGTTGACCCTGTGTAATACTTTGGTAATTTATCACCAGAATACGTTATAAGGTATGTTACATATTTTCCCATATATTTAGAATTTATTATTTATTATATTAATAAATATCTAGGTATTCTATGGAAGTGTATTATTCCTCTAAATTAAACTTAATATAATTAACACCATTTGGTTTTTCTTCCCTTAATTTACTAAAATATGGTTTTATTTCTTTTTTAATTTTTTCAGTGAATTTATTTTCCCTATCAAACCAAATATTACCATCTTGTTCATATGCTGTATTATTAACCATTACATCATTACCAAACGCTTTACCCACTGGACATTCAGCTTCAACTGCCTCAGTCAACTCAACCAATTTGTTGGTTGATTGTTCTGGGTTATTAAAATCGATTGTGATTGTGTAAGATGGGTAATCCAATACGTTGTAAACCCTTTGCTCTGGCATTTTGATTCTTGACAACTTGTCATCATCAAGCCAGATATTGTCAATCTTGATAGCGAAAATCACAAACATCTTATCAAGACCATTAAGTGCAATACCTTTTTGTATATTAGCACCACACCACTCACCGTAGATACGAATGACTTCTGGAGTATACCCCATATCGTCACCCATTTCCTTCTCAATCTTATTAAGAAGGGCTTCGGTGTTAGATGTATGAACAAATGCTGCAAATCCAGCATTATCACTCGTTGGTGTGATAATGTTACTTCTAGATTGTGCGTGCATAACATAGTCGTGCTTAAGCATATCCCATTGGTAAACTATCGCAGCATTTGTTCCATGCATCTTAACAGTACCTCTATACTCTAGTGTTGGCATCAAACCTTCCGTGGTATCGTAGATTGCATCACCATCTTCTGTATCACCTCTATATCTAGAACGGTGATTGATTTGGTGAATTGCTGTTCTGTATTGTTCGATAGACGGAAATTTAAACATTTTTGCTTCCATAATTATATAGTTTTACTTGTTAATAATTAGAATGGTAAATCATCACCATCATCCTCTGGTGTTACGGCAACTTGTGCAGTTTTTGGTGCAGTTGCGTTAGCCGCTTTAGCCGCTTTAGCTTCCGCTGTTGTTGGTGCACTAAGTGTATTGGTACTAGGTGCATTAGTACTAGGTGCATTAGTACTAGGTGTTGTAAACGCAATTGCGAATGCACTCAAGTTTACATAATACTTTCCATTATACTCATTTCCTCTGATAGAGAAAGCAACTTTAACCGCATCACCAACTTTGAAATCATCTAATTTCGTAACACTGTCTTTGGTGAACTCAAGTTTCACATCTTGTGGAAATTTGTCATCTTGTGTTGTGATGACAATTTCTCTTTTTTGAAAGCCACTATCAAATGTCATAGTGTCCTCAATAACCTTTACGGTTCCTTCTAAATTGTAACTCATAATTTACTTGTTTTTATTTATTATTATTTATTAATTTACTTATTTTTGTATTCTTACAATCCTTTTTTTCGGTCCTCTTTCGATACCCAAACATCACCCTTACCAATTACAATAGAACAAGGTTTACACACAGTTCTTATCCAACCCTTTGTATTTCCTAGATTTTGATTGGTTCCACATTCCTGACATATATCATATGATGTACTCTCAGCAAAATGAATCCATGCTTGTATTTCGTTGTCCGCACCATCAACATAAAATCTAAGACCACCATACTTTTCTTTGATTTGGATAATTTTAAAATCTTCAACCAACGCTTCATTTGTTGCGTGTTTTAAACTGTTAATAATCTCAATCTCAAGCCACTTATCGTTGTATTTAACAATCGTGTCAAGCTTATGTTTTATCATTGAACATAACTTGTCCACCAATGGTAACCAACCAGTACTTATGGATAAACTAACCGTTACAAACCCTTCGTATTTTTTATTGAATTCTTCTTTAGTCATTATAAAAACATTAACGTTATTTTTATGATTATGTTGATAAAGGTAGCTACAATCATATTAACCATCAATATCAATGTAATTGGTAACCAAATAAAACCCTTATAGTTTAACATAAGCATCGCAACCCTTTCTTTGATACCCATTGTCTTTTTATGCGCTTTGTTATCCTTTAATTGACTACCAATGAAATCAGAAGCAAACTTTGACACCTCAACGATATTGGAAATCTTATCCCATATAACCCAGATATATCCAGCTTGGGTTATTGTCAATACTAAAAATACACTTAACCAAATCATGCTTGTTCTACTTTAAGACCTTTAGCCATGTTTTCAATTTCAATTGCAGATTCCAATGAATCACAATCATCTTTATCGCTTCTCAATTCAACCACCGATGGGTGAAGTGTTGACCACTCTCCACTAGAGTTCTGAGATAACCCACAACATCTAATTTCAACTATTGTTCCAATCAATTCCTCATGACGTTCGGTAATATCATTCATCATTGCCTCTGTCATACCAGCTGGGTTGGTCTTTAACTTACCACAAGATGATTCTAAATTGATTGTAGAATATACATTCTCATTCTTAGAACCCTTTTCACCAAATTGGAAACCGATTACTTTAAGGTCAATGTGCATTTCTAACTTCATCTTAACTTGCCAGTTAGGTTTACCATCTTTCCAAGTACCACTAAGCCCTTTAAGGATTGTTCCTTCTTCACCTCGTAATAGAACTTGTTGGAAGTGTGACATTGCTTCTTCATATGTCTTAACAATAGCACCCTCAATAATTGCAACTTTTGTCATCTGGAATTTACCTAATGTTGATGAAAGGATTGCTGCTCTTTCAGCATACTCTCTTTTGGAGACTTTATCGAAGTATTCATCAACAGTAATCATGTCCCATACCGTGTAACGAATTCCAAACAAAGCTTCTTCATAAGAACCATGTTTTTCTTCGAATGCTAATAATTTCTTAGTTGTTTCTTCTTCACCACGCTCAAGTCTTTTACCTTCAATATCAACTATTGATGCAACAATACCGTTTGCTTCGAATCGTTGAAGACCATCAATGGTCAATTCACCGTTTAACACACAGTCTTGCATCACAGATAATTCTCTAATGAATTTGGCATCACCAACGAATGTGGTTTCACCTTGACGTGATTCTAATTCAACTTCACCACCTCTAATGATAGCGTTACAATAACGACCATCCATTTTGATTTGTGAAACTGCAATACCACCCTTTAAAAATATTTTCTTTGCTAAGTCTTCTGAGAAAGATTTCGCACCCATATAAGGTGTCTTCTCAATAAGGTCTTTAAATATCTTGTTGATATTAGATGTCCCCATCCCAAACTTAAGGTCTTTGTCAATTATTCTTTCGATAACGTAAGCATCATCAGAATTTACTGACGATAAGATGACTCTTAAATGTTCGATAGCATTATGACCAGTTAATTCTCTAGAACTAATCTCCATTAATTCCATCAAAGCCCACTCAAGACTATTTTCTTTGCCATTAGAGGTGTATTCTGGAATTTGTTTCAAATAAAACTTAATTCGCTTTGACTTAGCATTATATAATACATGTCTAAGTGTATCATTATCTATATACTTAGATAATATATCCATCTTTGCATTTGAACCACCCTCGTTAGCGATTTCGTCTAGAATTGATTTTATTTTCATATCTTTTTAATTGTTTTACAAATATACAAAAAAGATTTCACTTATGCAACTTCTTTTTCAATTTTTAATAAATTTTCTAAATGTACCCACATTGATTCACCATCCTTTGGAGTGTTTAACTCTAAGGCACTTTTAAATTGACTGAATTCTTTAGCATACATATCAATCTTCCCCCCATGTTCAATGTTGGCAATTCTATCCGCTAATTTGATTATAATAGCATCTGGGTTGGAGGCTGTCTTTGGAAGAGTTTTTCTTTTCTTCTCATTTCTGTCTCTACCCAACTCATCAGTTACACAGTAAACCATTTCAGCTACTTCTAAACCATATATTCTTTTTATCTTATTGTAAGATAATGAAGTATCTTCGATGATATCATGAAATAATTTTATCATATTACAAATATACAAAATAATTTACAACCAAACAACTTTTTTATTGTTTTATTTCTACCTTGGCTAAATACACACCATTCCTACCCATATCGTCTGGATATAATCGATACACGTACTCTGATTGGGTAATCTCTTTTGTATCTATATCCATAAGTGATAATCTACCACTATATGTCCCACCAGTATCCATATTCCACACGTTACCAATATTAACTGGGTTACCGTGATTGAATTTTTTTATAGTTGATGTGTGACCTATGTATATTTCTTTAAACTTACCCCAAATTGGAATTTCACCTAACTCAAATCCTTCAACCATGTGTCTCCAAAGATGTCTATCCCAATAGAAGATTGCATTTTCCCCTTCGTCCTTTTGACCAACATCCATAAAGCGTTGGTTATCTAACTCTACCGTTGGGTCAAAACCAGCGTGAAGGAAAAGTCTATTTTCATCGTCTAGATGATATAATTTAGCTTCTCTTAAGAATGTCATATGTTTCTCAACCAATTCTGGTTTACCAAAATAACTATTGTACGTTGCTTCACCTCCTTGACTGTACCAATTGTAATTGTAGTCTGCTGGACCAGTCGTTAAGGTTAGTTCTAAAAATCTTTCGGTCCATTCATCATGATTACCCTTAATAAAGACTAAGTGTTTGATTTTAAGTAACAACTCAATTGATTCGGCCACTTCTGGCCAACCATCAGTCACATCACCCAATGATATTAACATATCGTTGTCATAATCGAAATTAACCGCTTGTAAAACTTGGACCAAAGCCTTATATCCACCATGAATATCACCAACACAAAAAGTTCTACCTATACTTTTTGTATCGATATTTTTTTCTTTCATTTGGTTAATTTTTATTATGTTTAGTTTTTGACATTCTAACTTCTTTAAAATACTTAATGATATTATTAATTAAATCACTATCAAACCCATAGCACTATTGTTAAATGACAATTAGTGCCATGAAATTGTTAATGATGAACCCTCTCTTTGGTCATCACGTTGTGTAACCTTGAATCCTCTAGATACCAATTCTTGAAGTGTTTTTTCGTGACAATAAAAAGAATAGACAGTTGTGGTCATCTTATTTTCAGATACCGCTTGTTTAATACTTTCCTCACATTTTTCCACTTCAACCTCAACCTGTTTACTTAAAACATTATCAGCCGTTTCTTTAGCCCATTTGGCTGTAATCTCTTTATTCATATTATTATTTTTTACTTTCTTTTTTAATACCCCAATATGTTCCAAGGGTGCCACCGATAAGAAATGCCATAATTGGTATTATTTCACCTTTCATTATTGAATCAGCACCAATGGACATAGACACTAACCACGCCAAACCAATTCCGTTACCAGTTAATATAGCTGGTACCAATTTTCTTTCAGCTGTGTAAATTACATTAATAGTTCTTAAGTATATGAATATAACTTGTGAGAACAAAACAACAATAGCTGAGTAATATGAATTTGCAAGTATTTCATCCATTTTTTACATATTTTATACGATTACACTTCAAATTACTTGGTGAGAAGTTGGTATAATGTCTTATCATCGAAATTCATCATGAATTCATTTATTGTTTTAACCTTACCATCATTTAACCCAAAAAATAAACCAGAAAACCGTTTAACATCATGTTTTTCAATCACACTAAAAACACTAATAGCAAACCTCTTCTTTTCTTGTGGTGTTATGTTTTTTGGTTTTACCAATGATAATTCACCCCAACATTTAGTCAATTTTTCAATCAATACTTTATAACCACTTTCAAGATGTTTTATCTCTTCTTCACGTTCCTTGAATGTTGCTATAAACTCATCAATTTCATTTGATTTAATAATACCCATTATGTGGTGACTAGCCATTTTTCCCTTAAGGTGATGGGCACTTACGTAGGCTGGATTCTTTATCTTGATTCTGTTGAAGTTTGCATCAACCACAACATAACCTTCGTCATGCCATACCATAGCTTCAAGTGTCTTAACAAGTGTACCAGCATTCTTTGCATTCAAGTCATAAGTCTTAACAAGTGGAATACCGATTGATTCCGCAATCATCTTCATATCAACATAAGAGAACTCTACTAGAGTCTTTC